CATCGGCTCGCGCTTCGGGCTCGGCGTAGTGCTGTACTTCACCTCTTTCGTTCCCGCCCCTTCCGCCGTAATCGTGATGTCATATGGCATCGGGAATCCTTGGAAGTTCCAATCCTCGTCCGTTTCATGTGCGGCAATCCAGTTGAAAATCCCGAAAGGAATCTTCATCAGTTTTACTGCGCCGTCAGCGTAGTCCCAGATATATGCTAGATACTTGATAGACCCCTTGAAACGGCAATCCGTATAGCACATACCGCGCACATAATCTTCGTAGATGACTTCGGGATTGGCGAGAATACGAAGTTTATTCTTGCCCTCCTTGAACTTGAACCACCCGCCCCGCACCTGTGCGTTCTCGCTTTTCGCGTCCTGTTTTGCCTGTTCGCTGAGTGTAGCCATGATATTCTCGTTATTCGTTTATAATTTCTTCTTCCTCCTCGCCCTCAAACTGCGCCACCAACTCCTCCACGTTGAACCCCTCGTTCTTAATCTCATCAAGGACGAGGAGATTCTTCGGAGTGATTTCGTGACCCTTCTGCAATTCCTCGGGAATGTACGTTCTCTCATCACTATTGTTTTTGAGCATAACGTACTGCTGATTCTTCCCGTCTACTTTCTCCTTCTGAACATCGCCCTCCATCGCGCCGTTCTCCGCAAGCCAAGCAATCCTATCTTTCTGCTTGCGCAGGCGCGCGAGGACGCGATTCCACCGACCGACCGTAGGCATAACCGCGTCCTCAAACATCATCTGGTCTGCGAACCCGTAGAGCAATGTGAGGTAGTTGGAGTATTCCACTCCCCAAGTCCTCGCAAACTTTCCGTAATCCGCGTCCCAGACGATATTCTTTTCAAGCGGCGGCATACCCTCAAGACGGATAAAGGCAACGGGCTTCTTCTCCTCAAAAACGATGAACTTCTCCAACGGAGTATGTTCGTGTGCCTTATAGTAGCCCGTGATTTCTTCTATAGCGCCCCGATACTCCGCCTCAATCTTTTTGTTTGATAGTTTCACGGGCGATTCAAACATTCGCAGGTCATCGCGGCATACATAGACCACCCGCCCCTGCTCAACACCTTTCGCCTTCAGATAGTGGTAATCCTGCATACGGTGGTTCTTGGAGCTTTTCTTCGTTTTCTCCATTGCATTCATCGCGAATGACGAACAGGATTTGATTTCCAATATTGTCTCGGCAAGCCCCTCGGGATACTTCGTAGAGAAGTGTTCCCGCAACGCCTGATTGACTGTGAAGAAATCCTCGGGCATTTCAAGCTCGCGCATAAGCGTTTCCCATTTCTCCCACTTCTCGTAATCGGGTACGCCACCCGCGATGAAGTCCAGTTTCCCCGTTACCTCAAGCAATCCTGGATACTGGTGCGATACCCAATCCTGCGTACTCTTAAGAATGCCCGCGCGGTTGAGCATAACCTGCACAATCCATTCAATGAGTCGCCCCGCCGCGAACTTCTTTTTTGACCTCATATTCGGAGGGTTGCTGGATTCAACCCCCTTCATTTTTAAGAACAGCTCAATGTTCGGCTTACCCAATTCCGAAGCCCAGAGATTGCTTCGCGACTTTGCAGGTCGGTCTTCTCTATTTCCGAGAGTGTCATTCCACACACCCTGCATTTCCCAATCTTGCGTTGCCGATAGGATAGAGTTCTGTTTCATATTTACCAACTAGATTGATAAATGAAATCAGCACCGTCTTCGGGTTCGGCAAGAATGGCGTCCAACTGTTCAACTGTGGTCTTGAGGTCGGCAACGTATTCCTCATCATAATCCTGACTTCCAAAGAAGAATCCTTTAGTCGTAGGGAGAAGTATCTTTGCGCTTGTCGGGTCATTAACCTTTTCTCCTTCAACAAGAATCGGAACCCAAGCGCCGTTCTCGTAGCGCTCTCCATTCTTTACCGTCCCCGCTACGAGGATAGATGAAGCGATAACGGTCTTACATAAGTCGGATAGGTCTTTAAGCTGTTTACGGCTTACTGAATACTCATGGCAATTATCTTCGCCGTCCTGCACGTTATCCACAAACCATTTATGAACCGAATTAGCCTTGCGCCAATACGCTACTTCCTCAGTGATTTCTTGGATTCTCTCACTCTTGATACTCCCGACAGCGAACGTCTGACCTTCTTGATTAGGAACACTCACTACAATGCGCTTTTCTGCGGGTTTATATTTATTCCCGACATAGTGCTTCTTGTAGAGATACATATCCAACCCCATATCAGTTCAAGATTGATGCGGTACTTTCCTCACAAATATTTATTACCTCAACCAAACCCGTTACCGCCAGAACACGCGCGAGGGCAGAAGAAATATCATCTGCGCTGACGTATATCGTCTCAAGATTTGATAATGTAGAATCTGCTATCGCACGCTTCACGAATGCTCTATATGTTTTCATAATTCAATTAGTTAATATTCTCGTTAGTAAATAAGTGGCTCCGACCGAACCTCTTATATTCCTATAATAGCCCTATCAAAGCATATTGCAAAGAGAAACTGGGGATAACCTCGGGATACGAAAAAGCCGCATTTCTGCGGTCTTTTCGCATGCGAAAACGCAATTTATGGGGTGGTTGACTGGAAGCGTGCAATGACAAAGGTATAAAATGCCCCTGCCACTACGAGTACCTGTGCGACCGTCTGCCAGTATCCTGCGGCGACCAGATAGGTATAGATGAACGCCGCGACTAAGGAGACAACAATAAGAACGCCGAGCGTCTTATATTCTTGCGTACCGAACTGCTCCTTAAGCCATTGAACGAGTAGAGAAACCGCGCTACCAATTATGATGAGCATAACCGTAAAATTACTTTATAATCCTCTCATATCTATTATACCGCCGTTTAAAGGAGGTCAATATGTAAATGCGAGGACGCAATCGGAGGGGTTCGTTTCATCAAAAATGTCTATACGGCACTTCTTTCCGACTGTAATAAGGGAAACCGTAACCGTATCCGCCACTGGTATATTTTTAATGACTGACTGAGGATTCTCGGCATAGTATACGTCTACAGTATTAGAACTGACGTGAACGGCGTTGATAAATCCTTTCTTAAACGCGGAACGGACTAAGTGCACCTGTTGTCGTTTGAACGTGTCATTGCTCGGTTGGGTTGACATAAATTATAAGTTATCTATAAATTGCCCGTGTCTAGGGAAAGACTGTAGTCGCTAGAATTATTCCCGCCCCCGACTGCAATCTCTTGAGAGTATACTCGGGTATTTGCATTAACGCCTGTCGTATTATTCCCTATATTCGTAATAGTTATGGCATCAAAGATTTCCGCTCCAACGTTGATAAATTGCTTCGGCGTGTACTGATTCTGATACTGATTGCGATTAACGAGTTCATTATTCGCCCGCGTCTGCGCATCCTGATAGGTTATGATGGTGTAGTCAACTATGACTAAATCACGTGTAGGAACGCCAGACATTAGAGTTGTGTTGCGCGCTGTTGCCATAACCCCACTTCCATAGACCGTTACCTGCGCCACATACTCCTTATCTGAACCGTCTACGTTCTGCTGGAAAAGCTGTGAGTTATAGGTATAGGTTGAAGGATTAGACGAACCTAAGAATATCGCTTTGAAGCGCCCTAATAGGTCAGAGAATATCCATCCGCGTAAAGAGGATATGAGTGATTCAATCGCACTTTCAGTATCATCGCCAGGATTCAGAGAAAACGCCTGTACGGGCTTCCAGAAATCAGGAGCGGTAACTTCTTTCGCTTGAAGAGTCGTATTTGAATCTGCATTAAATCCCCAATTTCCTGTCGTAAGAAAATTATATCCGCTATTATTGTCGTTCCACGAAGCAATCATTATGTCGTCCACGAACGCATACATCCATCCGTCAATCATAATGACTCGATAAGTGTGCCATCGTGTTAGGTCAATATTCAAAGAGCCAGTTGCCGCCATTGGATTATTACTCACGTCATAAACGGAGTTATAAAACCGTATAGTAGTACCTCCTGAATACGCTGAAATCAACCGTTCAAAGCGATAGTAGGTCGTTCCTGTACCATCTCTAATAACGTGAAGATAATATGCGTTTGTCGGAGTATTAGAATCTGCCCTGAAGATAAATCTGAATCCTGATGCAACTGCGGTATTCGCTATTGTGATTTTAGCCTTGAAAGAAATCTCTCCATTAGAAAACGTATTTGTATTTGAGACTGCCGTATTTCCTGACGTTATTTTCAGCTTTCTATTATTAACTGAATACGTCCCCGTAAGATTAGGAGTGTAGAAAAGTTCCTTAAAGGTATAAGAAATCTTGAAAGTAAATATCCCCGCAATTCGGGCAATCTTTCGTATAAGATGAGACAAATCGTTCGGAAGAGTAAACGTGGAAAACATAAAATACTTCCATGATGATAACGAAATACTATTCCCTCCGAATCCAATAGAGAATCCATTTTGCCATGACGGGTTTGCTATAAAAAATGGGGTCGCATTAACTTCACCATTACTATACGTTCCTGGAATAACATAAGATATTTTTGCTGGGTCGTAACTATCTGCTTGGTCTCCAAGGTAATTAGGAGGGGAACCATTACTAACGACAAAAGAAAACCGATAATAATCGTAGCGGCGTATATATATTCCATAGTACCCGCTTGCAGTCATTGTGAATGGAAGGTTTCCAGAAGAAGTTGTTGTTACGGCTCCTGCAATATTATATTTCACAGCAAATCCAGTTCCACTAACTAAATCAAGTTCTAGACGAAGCCAATTAGTAGAATTAATATAAAATGCATATATATGAGCCGTACCATCCCCGCTACCATTCAAAAATACTCTCATGAGATGCCCATGCGAGTTCTGATTAGGGCTTACAAGCATAATACTGTTATCACCCGCGACCCCAGTAAGAAGAAGACGATTTTCAATCGTATAAAAGTTCCATGAACCAGAAATGATGTTCCAACTGCTTCTTAATGAACCGTCAAAAATATCGGAGAAGAACGTCGGTCCTATAAACTGATATGAAAACTTCGTTACGGTCGTCTTGAGTTTCTTATAGAAATCCCGTCCGACAAGCGTAACATCATTTTTCGTTGAAGATACGTTCTGAAGAATGTCGTCAATGTAATACACGTTGCGTGGTACAGCTTCGGGAGTTGTATTGGCGTTGTAGTAGCCCTGCCAAATCACGATTTTGCGGTTGCGCGCAATAGCTGATGCACCCGCGCCAGTAGGAGATGACCCAACCCACTTATTGTTCGCATTAGCAAGTTTAAGAGAAATAGCAGACGGTTGTCCTGCCGCTTCTTGAATATCATATCCAATAATATCCTTTGAAACATCCGCGACAATGTTATTCTGAATATACTGCCAGAGATAACCATTAGCACCGAGATACCAAAATCTTCCTTGAAGGATAAAAGGGGCATACGCACCACTATTAAACTCTGTGCCATTCGTACCTATGAATACACTTGGATATGAGAATGATTGCCCATCATCGGATTGAATCATCATGTAGTTCGTATGATTAGAAACTACGATAGAAGATGTTCCCGTTGATGTCTGCGTTATAGAATCAACAATAACTGCATTGAAAGTGATATACGCCATATCATTCACTACGCTTGAGGAAGGATATGTGAAACTATTTTGATTGATACTTGATGCCGAACCAATTGGTATCACAGGTACTG